CAGAGATGGCTGCAGACGGTGGGGGACGATGCCGGGAAGGTGGAAAAAGCCTTTGAAGGGATTGCAGCAGATCCGGTGAAGGCGCTGGCCTCCCTGAATCAGCAGTATAACTTCCTGAGCGTTTCCCAGTTACGCCATATTGATGAGCTTGAGCGCACGAAAGGTAAACAGGCTGCGGTGACGGAGGCGATGTCCCTGTTTGCGGATGTCATGAATGCACGTCTGGAGCAACTTGATAAAGCGGCCACGCCGGTGGAAAAAATCTGGGACGATGTTAAAACCTGGACTTCTGACGCATGGGCATGGATAGGTGATCATACACTGGGGGCACTCAGTCTGATCACTGACGTGGTGGCCGGAACCGTTGAACAGGTGAAGCTGCTGCTTGTGCAGGGGGATCTGGCGCTGGCTGAATTTATTCAGTCAGCCTGGGAAACGACAAAGAATGTGCCCGGCGTTGGTGCGTTGTTTGGTGAACTGGCAGAAGAGAACCGCGTATTTATTGAGAAAACAAAACGCGATGAACTGGCGCTGAGAAAATCCATTGCGGAACGGGATGCGCGTATACGCCAGGGGGAAATGGGGTACATCAACCGCTCGCGTGCAACAGGCGTCAGCAAAGGTCCTGGGCAGCAGGAAGCCGTCAGCCGTCTGGCTGAAGAGCTGACAGGTAAAAAGCATACATCACCGAAAACGCGCTCTGCCGGGGAGAGGGAAGAGGAGCAGGCAAGAGAGGCTCTGCTTGCCCTTGAAGCTGAGCTCAGGACGCTGGAAAAACACAGCGGTGCGAATGAGAAAATCAGCCGGCAGCGCCGTGATTTATGGAAGGCGGAAAGTCAGTATGCGGTCCTGAAAGAGGCTGCCACGAAACGGCAGTTATCTGAGCAGGAAAAATCCCTGCTGGCCCATGAGAAAGAAACGCTGGAGTACAAACGCCAGCTGGCTGAGCTGGGCGACAAGATTGAACACCAGAAACGGCTGAATGAGCTGGCACAGCAGGCGGCGCGGTTTGAACAGCAGCAGAGCGCGAAGCAGGCGGCAATCAGCGCAAAAGCCCGCGGACTCACCGACCGTCAGGCGCAGCGGGAGTCGGAAGAGCAGCGCCTTCGTGAGGTGTACGGTGATAATCCGGTTGCGCTGGCGAAGGCCACATCTGCACTGAAGAACACCTGGTCTGCGGAGGAGCAGCTTCGTGGAAGCTGGATGGCCGGGATGAAGTCCGGCTGGGGCGAGTGGGCGGAAAGTGCGACGGACAGTTTTTCGCAGGTTAAAAACGCGGCCACGCAGACCTTTGACGGTATTGCACAGAATATGGCAGCGATGCTGACCGGCAGCGAACAGAACTGGCGTGGTTTCACCCGTTCTGTGCTGTCCATGCTGACAGAGATTTTTCTGAAGCAGGCGATGGTGGGGATAGTCGGGAGTATCGGCAGCGCCATTGGCGGGGCTGTTGGTGGCGGCGCATCCGCGTCAGGCGGTACAGCCATTCAGGCTGCGGCGGCGAACTTCCATTTCGCGACCGGGGGATTTACGGGGACGGGGGGTAAATATGAACCTGCGGGGATTGTTCATCGCGGGGAGTTTGTCTTCACGAAGGAGGCGACCAGCCGGATTGGTGTCGGCAATCTGTACCGCCTGATGCGGGGCTATGCGGAAGGTGGTTATGTCGGCGGTGCCGGAA